GAGCTTCTTAATGACGAACCCCCAAACCAATTTCAAAATAATTGACTTAAACATAGGGTAGACTCCTTTCCTTTTTTTTTTTTTTGTTTTCGTTTGCCAGTATCTCGCATGTTACTTTAGATTGCAATTTTCTGGCGCGGGCTTCACTAAAATGGGATGTGAGATTTTCCACTCGCCATTCACTTTAAAGTCTAAAACCCGACTACCGACAGTATTTAATTTGACGCCTAGGTATTTGATGCCTTGCGCTTCGTTAAAAAACATGCGCCCCACGTGATTCTTTTTCTCAGCCCAAATGACCACGTCATCTTTTTGATAAGGACCTTCAAGCACGACGAGGATTTTCTCGCATTGCATCGCCTCACTTGGTGCTCTTAACACCAATGGCCGGGGCGTTGGCTCCGGAGTTGGAGGCGGTAAGGTGGGCAAAGGTGGGGGGAGTGTCGGCCGAGCGGTGACCGTCGGCTTAGGCGTTGGTGTCGGTTGCACCACACGACCGTTATCGTCGTGTTGAATAACGCACGCATTCGTTAAGAGACAAAAGGATAAAAGGTATTTCATTTTCGTTGCAACCCCTCGAAGTATTTTTCCTGTCTTGATTCGACTCTTTCGATTCTATTCTGGAAAAGTTTGTTAATATCGGCCTGGCGCTCGCTCAGCACTTGCACCCGACTATCTAATTTAACCATGTTGATATTGAGGAGCGCAATCTCTTTGCTAATATTTACAATTGAGTTAACGCCGATACCGAGCAAGGACACAACAATTGTTTTCGACACCAGGCTTGCAACGTCTTCGGGTTTCATCTCTGACCTTTTCCTTTCAGGTATATTGAAGAAGTCCAACATTTTGTCAGTCTTTTAGATTATTGCGTGCGGGAATTGATTTGTCTTTTTTACACCAAACCATTTCGAACTTGTGGATGGCGTTATAAAAGTCATCAGGTATGTACGTCAAAACACCAAGCGAATAGCGCGGTGTAAAAGGTGACTGGCCTTCAAGCGCATAGACGTAGCTTGCCCCGATAATCTCAGCGCAATAGAACGCGCTATCGGTGGGTGTGAACTGATAATCGTAAGGGATATTTTTTGAAGCTTGTAACTTTGCATAGGTAACCGCAGAAAGTTTTTGAAGCTCACTAGCAAACGTTGGTCGAAGCACACAAATGAAATCTTTCGCTAGTAAAAACTCTGCTAGAGCGGCGACGCGTACGCATGGTGAAACGGCTTCGACTATCTGACTTTCAGCGGCGTAAAGGGCTGCGTGTGTCCAAAAGCCTGGAATAAACCAGTTGGTAAATTCACCACCGCTACGGCTGATAAGAACGTCACCAGGGCGAATGACGCCGAGGATCTCTTGTACATCCCGAAGCGTCATCTTAGGCCTTCGAAAAGCGATGTACCAATGACTAATTGTCTTTGCGACAGGTTGGAATAAAGACAAGATAAGACGTCGAAGCTTTACAGCTACTTTCATAGGCAGGACCACCCGATTAAAAATTTTCTGATTTGAAAGTAGCTTACGGCATTTTGCCTGAGCGGCAAAATTTTATAGCCTTAAGGAAATTTGACTATTCAACAACTGCGCAAAGACATTTACCTGACACTAAATTCGTTGAGCAAGACGATGGTACGCTTGCGGACGTCCACGCGGCGATACACTGAGAAGATCCTGTTGCAAACCCCGTTTCGTTCGAAATACATCCCGCAGCGTTACACGTACCACCACCGCCAGGTGGCGTGTTACGTGTGGTGAAACCAATGCCGCCGCCTAGCATGATATTGGCGTTAACGCGCATGAGTCTCGCAGTGCCGTAAGCTTTACCGCTGCTAGCGCCGAATTCCCATTCGTTATTTGAGTTTGCGCCGCCAATGAAGGTCGCGCCGTGTCGGAAGGTGAATGGATTTCTCGCCGTGAGCGCGGTGCTCCCATCCGTTGCGGTTGATTGAAATTGCATTGCGGCACCACCTCCTGAGTCAGTTCCAACACGCGAACGGATGAGCGCAAAGCCGCCTGTATTTTTAGGGTAGAAATCCAAGACCATATCTGTAGACGCAGTTGCTGCGGAGTTAATAGCTACCGTTGTAGTTGCCTGGCTTTGGAAGGTATGTGTTTGACTACTTCCGCCGCCTGTTTGTCCAAAAGTCCAACCGCCGCCAACACCTATTTGTCCGACTTGGTCAGGCCCGTTGCGCCATGCAAATGGTGGGCGCGACGCAAGAGCTGAAGACCCGTTGGTACCTGTCGAAACAAATTCCATTAAGTTTGTTGAGCCTGTATCCGCGCCAGCAATTGCGCGATACTGAGCTTGGCTACTCGCAGTTGCACCCGCCAGAATGTCAACGCGCTCGGTCGTTGTGCCGCCCGAAAGACTCGCGACTCTTAGTGTTGTGTCGGAACCGCTTCGGAAGTCGTGATTGATAGCGGACCCGGTAGTTGGCCCAAAAGTCCAAGCGCCGGATGACGAGTAGTCACCCGCGGAAACCGAACCGCTTGAAGCTTTAAAAGTTGTTACGTCGTTAAACGTTTTTTGGCCTGCAATCGTTTGGTTGCCGGTGATTTGAACCGAGTTGGTTGTGTCCGCAACAGGGATAAAGGAAACACCGTTGTTTCCAATCTCCCAAACCTTGGTGGTTTTGTTTACGCGTAACGTTGGGTCCGCCGAACCCGAGCCCGTTGTCGCAGTAATTTTTACGTCATCACTCGATGGCCCACCGATTCTGAGGAGGTCATTGGTCGTTTGCCAAATTCCTTTTCCGAAAGCGCCGATAAACGGTGTGGCGATAAATGAAAATAGCATTGATACAAATACCGTAGCCCAATTGATTCTCATGCGAGATACTCCTTTATTCAAAAATGTTTCCGAAAATTTCTGTCGTACCAGTTACGTTATCTATGCCGGTGTTTGTTCCGACGTTTACAAACCGACAACGCGTTACCATTCCAAAATCGCCACCGGAGGAAAATTTAATCGCAACGTTGGAACTGGTGTAGTCAACGAATCGCCCACCAATGATAGTCACTCGGTCACCAGTCACATCAAGAGCGTTGGTTCCTGACCCGCGAGTGTACGACACACCAGGTGCGAATTCGATGGTGATATCGTCTTTATCAATTACCACCGCCGCTGAAAGCGAAAGGCTTTCTGTTACTAAAATCTTTGCCGCACCAGCTGCAGGAAGTGCCGCAAGGGCCGCTGTAATTGTTGCGTGCGTGGCTTTGGGGTTCGATGCGTTACCAACAATAGCGTCGTAGCCGTCGCGTGTTTGGTGTAGCTTATGGAGCTCCAAATTATTTAATGCTTTTGGGTGTGGCCCCTCACCTAAATAAACAACGTCACCAATACGACGCGCGAGAATAATTCGGTTAGGCGCAGGTACAAAGTTAACGCTATTAACTGATGTGACAGAAATAGAACCGGTTCCAAATGCCGACATAGTTACGTTCGACGCGGTAACCGTAGCATTGTCTGATAAAACTACAGTGCGAGTGCCGGCCTCTTCGTCAACCGAAATGGAAAGCACTGTCGTATTAAGTGGGATACCGGCGCCAATCACACGCATGCCAACGTCGATACTTTCTAAATAGTCGACACCGGTTACGTTAGGCGAGGCATTTGTCGTGTTCCCTTTAAAGAACACCGGCCGGTTGTAATCTATGTACGCTGTTTTCCCGTCGGTAAAAGACGTTAAACTGCTTGTCGCAATTTCGTTTATGACAGTTTCACTCACACCCGGTACGGCAACGCGGAGAGTGCCTGACCATGACAAAACTTCGGTGCTTAAAACGAATTTCCATATACCCCCACCAACAATTATTGCCTGACCCTTGGTGGCTGCATCGTTTTGAATTTTGTAAGTAAACGGGTCTAAATATTTAAACCAATCGAAAGCGCCTTTAAGGAGCCAGTTAAAATAATTAAGGGGCGGCTTTTCAACGATCCACCCTTCGGATTTTTTGGTTTCGCTCGGCTCGGCAACGAACGCGGGCGTGGTAGGGTCGGAAGCCCACCGGGGCTTTGTACTTGGTTTAGTTAACGCCATAATCTAAAATTCCTTTAAAGAAGTTTTGCAAAAAATCCGCCTTCGTCAGGGTCACTTAAAACGCCGAAGCCCCGGCCGTCCGGATCCGGGTCCTCAAAAAATGAAAAAGCATTTTCGCTAACGGTTGAGAGCAAGTCGATAGCAACCCCGCCAGCGCGCGAATCATTCACGGCTTTTATAATTTCCGAGGTGTCACCAATTGGGTTACTGCCGATAGCCGTCATGTAAACAGCCGCGGGATAAACCTCGTAATAGTAAATTTTGTTTGCTTGCATCAGCAATTTAAAAATATTGATGAGGTCTTCGGGCGTTGACTTTGAAACGTTTTGAGCGATTTTTGCGAACAACCGAATACGATAAATCTCGTCAGTTAACCCGCCGCGCGGTTGGTCGACGATTTCACCAAGGCCGTCAAGCTGCGCGCCCGAGGCGCCTGTAAGCGAGCGGTCAGTAAACAAATCATTGAACACTGTTTCAAGGGTTTGGGTTCTCGCGGCAAGTCCCGATATTAACGCCTCGAAGCGAGTTTTATCTTTATATTGTTCGAGGAGCCTATTTAGGGCCTCGGCGACATGCGCCGAGTTTTCCGCAATTGGAGTTATATCCATTACAGTGTTCCTACTTCGATGCGTGCCGAGTCAAACTTGGCGATCTCGTTTGCTTCGACAACGACGTTATCATCAAGCGTCGGGTTCATTGCGATACCAATTCTAATTTCGATGTCTTCGATACCCGCAACGTTATCGACAATAGCTGGCAAGAGTTTTGGATAGACGAGCACGTCTTGACCGACCACCAATGTTGTCGCGTAAGCAAGAATTGCTGCAACGATTTGGTCGTCGCCGTCAACAGGGTATTCGTCGTTGGCGTCAACGTCGACCTCGACCCAAATGTTAACAGGTGTTGGACGATTAAAATAAACCGTTTGCGAGAGGCCTTGAGAGTCAATTAACGTAACATCGACGTCACCGAAGGTTTGAATGCCGCCAGGCTTTACCTCCCATAGGGCCTCGCCAATATCTTGGTCCTCGCCACCGTCAACGAAAACTTGGATTGACTTTGGTGGGCGACCATCGCCATCAGTTGTAAGCGTGGTGTTCTCAAAAACGACGACTTCGTTAACATCAGTCACTTGTTTCAGCTTGGTGCGAATAGCGGGGAGTGTTGCCGCACCCGATTGTGCAAGCTCCGAAATGCGACGAAGTCTAAACTCCGCGTCAGTTTCAGCGTTCACACCAACGATAGCGTCCGTTAAGTTTAGTGTAGATGTTAGGCCGGTGACTGGCGTTTCGATAACAGTCAACAAACCCGTAGGCGCCGCAACTGGCCCTGAGGTTTCAGCTTCAACGCGTACGGTCGCTTGCGCAACACCCGCGGTGGTTTCCGTTACGGTGGCCGTGACAGGGTTAACACCATCGAGTAGGGACGAGTCGTCAACGATGATTAAATCCCAAGGGCGTTTACCTTGGTCGCCTGCGAATGTTACAACAAAACCGGTTGCATAGTTTCCGGTGACAGTGACGTCCTCATAAATTGCTTGGATGGCCGCTTGAATTGCAGCGGCGTTATCGTCAAAGTCAAATGCAAAGTCGTCCTCACCAATCGAGAGTGTCCACGTGCCGGCGTCCGGAACCGCGTCAAATTCAATTTCTTGGACTTCGTCAGCACCCGTCCCTAAGGTAACAAGGTCCATTGTAACAAAGCGAGAAAGCGGATTGTTGAGCACGGAAAATATTGTGCCTACAGGTATGATAGTTCCCGCAGTACCGAAAAGGAGTTGGTCAACAATAAAGGAGTTGGTGGCACCACGTGGCGCGGAGTTGGTGATCGCACCAACGTTTGCAAGGCTTGTTCCTTCCGCGGTGTTCGGATATTGCGATTGATAAACGCCTTCCGCTAAATCCCAAATTAAGGCCTCACGCTCAGCAATAATACCGATGATTGTCGCGTTAACTGAACCCGCGGTTAAATTAACTTGATTTCCGAAAGCAAGTTTCCAAGCGTCTTCGAGCTCGGCTTTAATTTCGGCGAGCGTCTTTTTCAAAAATCCCGTTGAGGTTAAACCAGCCATACGTTTTTACACTCCTATCACTTCGTTAAAATTTATAATTCCGTCGGCGGTTCTAACGCTAAAGAGAACTTGCAACGCGCGTATTTCAGTATCAATGCCAAGCGAGAATTCTAGAAGTTCGAGAACGCCCGGGTTTTTTAAAATTCTTGTTTTGAAAAGCGAGGATATCACAATAGCGTTTGGGTTCTTAACGAACACCTCGTCAAAATACGGAAACCCTTTGGTTTCGTCTAAAAACCATTCGGCTAAAAAGAATCTCAACATTTGTCGTAAGGATTGCGCGACTGAGTCAATGCCGGTAACAAAAAATAAATCGGCATTAGCTAAATCTAAATCCCCGTCCGTATTTAAAGCGATGTCCATTTTATATCCTTTACGTTACGGTCGATGGCGCAAATTCAGCTACACCAGGCACAACGGCGTTGGTTGTTATTTCGTTGATTATTTCCGCGGCGACCGCAATCCATATCGCGTCGATTTGCTCTTGCGTTACCGGGGCTGTAGGGACGATAGGCGCCGAGGCGGCCGCTACTGCGGAGGCTATTGCGGATCCTAAACGGGCTGCGTCTAATGGCATATCGTTATCCTTTCATCGCTTCGAGTTTTGATTTGATTTCGTCAACCTCACCCGCAATGGTGCCAATGGCTCCCGCGTCTAAAAGCGGTTGTGGCCCAAGTTGCGTATTGGTTGTCGTCGTCGATAAGGTTTCAAAAACTGTTTTCACTTTGTCGAGCGCCTGAATGAGCAAATCGAGTATCTCGTCACTTGCTCCCTCAAACTTATATTTCCCGTCCGGAGATACCGTGATGGTGGTTTGGTCGTTTTTAATAACGATGTTATCGGCGCTTGCGCCTTCCGGGGGTTTGTTATCCGGGTTCACACCAGGATAAGCGATAGCGTCCGAAAGCTGAAACTTACGAGTGTCTTGCGGGTCGACGACACCACCCTTGGTTTTCCATTCGTCAAGCGAACGTTGCGAGAATCGCAATTCGACGTAGTCACCAACCTTGACGGGAAGGTAAATAGCGGCCTTTCCGGCGCGGTAATTTGCAATGGGAACATCAACTATGACCGGAAGCTGTACCACCACGCCTTTGGCGTTTAAACGCTTTAGGCAAGGTTGCACGTCGCACACGCCTTTGGTCACATCGACTTTGACGACTTGCGCGGGCATGCCCGTGTTGACACGGTCAAGCGCCGCGTTAATCGCGTCTTGGATGACGGCTGCAAAGGATGGTGTAGCAAAATCACTTCCGCTCATTAGCTTATCGCTTTCGCCTCGCATTCAGAATAAAAATTGTTTCCGTGAGTATCCCCGTTGTGGGACACTTTTTCAACTCGGTAGAGGCCTTGAACAAGTCTTGCGTCAATACTCACCAACCGACCCGGCCGTAATAGCGGGTTTAAAAGGCTGATAAAGCGCAAGCCGCTTTCAGCTTCCTTGCCGTCTTTCTTTTTCAATAGGTCGGAATTCAAAACTTTAGTGATAAACGGGGAACCGATAAGGCCGGTTTTCGGTGTCAAAATTACGGCCTCTTCAGTTGTCGATTTCCCACGTGGTAAAATTTGAAGTTGATTGTCTTGAATCGACCAAGTCAAATTCTGTTTGCCTAGGATGGTGTCAAGGGCGTCCGTGCTGCGGCCCGAGAAAACGAACCCGCTTAAATATTTTAACGCCGATTTAAAATCGACAACGGTTCCTTTTGTAAGCCCCATTGAGTCGAGAACGCCGCTTAGGATTTGTCCGCTTTCAACACCTTTAGAAAACGAAACGTCAACTTCACTCGTTTGGTACGCCTCGCCACCGTCCATTGCTTCCATTTCGGTGATGAAATCAGCGCCATTTATTTTGGTGGTCGCGCGCGTGAGGTCGCCCGTAAACAAAAGCGGGGGCTCAGTTTCGCCGTAGCCGGCTTTAAGCTGACAAACCGCACCCTCTTGTTCGATGATACGGCGCGTATCGTTGTTCACGTTATAGACTGAAACCATACTCGAGTTCGGGTTTTTCTCTAAACTCTTTTCAATCCTAAACGTCATACGCAAGTCGGTAATGAGTCGACCCGTTTGACCGCGTTTTCCCACCAACAAAATGACTTTTCGGTTAAAAAGTTCAGACATCGAATTCCTCGTCTACCGCTGCGTCCACTTCGGCCGAAGTTGCTTCGTCGGCGTAAAGTAACAAAACGCTATCGCCGAAAGTCTCGTCCGTTGGCTCGCGATTCTTTCCGGTTAAATCTGCAGTATAAAGTGTGCCTGGTGGCAATCTTGCATCCGAGTATTGTGCGAGGAGGTCGAATTCTCCAACTACGGCGATGCCCATGACGATAGGTGTCTCGTCCTCTTCAAATATTGAAAGAGACCAACGGCCCGTGCGCGAATTCCACAACACGCGGAAAACGTAAACGGTGCCCTCTAAGTCGATCGAAAACTTTTGGTCCGGGGAATTTTTGTCAATTGGAATTTCTGAAATCATGTTATCCTCCTAATCCAAAAAATCCCTTGGCCGCTTCTTTACCTTTTGAAAGTATCGAGCTGTAAACCTCTTGCTTAGCGGGTTCAGTTTTTGCGACCTTGCGACCTTTGTTTTGAGTTTTCAAAGCGTTTTTATTTTTTGGAATAGGGACGTTTACTAAAGCAGTTTCACTTGATGCGGTGATGAATTCTTGAAAATCAAGTGTTACGCGAACTGAACCGCCCGAGGTTTTATCACGCGAGCAGAAAAAGTTTGTTAGGACGTAATCAGTATAAAGCTGTAAGCCGGTTTGAATGGTAACGAGTTTTTTAGAATCGCGTATCCCGCGAAACGCATTGACAACATCCTCTAAGCTCTTGTCGCCGTCTTGCCCTAGAAGACCCGCTAATGATTTACCTGCAAGACCCCCGCCAACTGCAGCGGCTACGCCACCAACGGCTTTTGTTACGTTACCTAATGCTGAGCCAAGGCCCGCGCCAATCGTTGACGCGACGCTTGAAGTTGCACCAGCAATCGAAGCACCAAGCCCAAACGGCGTAGCTGTTACAGTGCCTTTAATCGAAAGCGTCGTCGGCTTTAGAATAATGTGGTCGGTGATATCGGCGCCGTCTTCAACGGGGTTAGTCGTTGTTTCCGCGCCGGCTGTAAAACTCTCCTCGTCGAGTGCGTCGATAAGGATAGTTCCCGTTGTGGCGTTTGCGGTACCGCCGCCATCCACTGTTTTAATTTTGGTGCGTGAGTTTGTACGATTTATTTGTAACGCTACAAAAGCCATTTTTCAGTCGCTCCTATTTTGTGGCCCGTGCGGCATTTCTAAGGAAACCATCCAAGCCGTCATCAACAGCCTTTGTAATTGCGGGTGCCGCGCGTTGCGTGTCCGTTCCGGGCGGAAATGTAAATTGCAACGTTTGGTTAATGTTGTTCTCTTGCTTTGACTGCGTCGTGCTTTGGCTTGGCGCCGACTTGACCGCAGTTTGCGGACCCATTGTAACCGCTGGTGGCAGTACGGGGGCCATGCTCATTGCCGGCGGAAGTGCCGGCGAGCCGCCCGCTTTTTGCGGTGCAAGAGGGCCGAAACTTCCAGGCACCGCGTAGTCAGCGCGTCCGGCTGGTGTTGCGTTAGGAGCTAGTGGGCCAAGGCCCGCATCACCTTTCGCGCCAGGTGCGTATGGCATAAACGTGCTGTTCTTAGGACCGACGGTCGTACTCCCACCAAAGGCTAACGCCTCGGCTCCACTACCCGCAGCCTTGCTTAAGAAGCCAAGCGCTTTGCCAATAATTCCATTTCCAGCAAGCCCTGCGAGGGCTCCGGATAGCGTTGAAATGAGCGCAAGCACGGAACGAAGCGGCGTATAGATAAACGCTAAGATGGTTTGACCAACAAGCTTTATCCCTTCAATCCAAGTTAAATTCCCTTCCGAAATTTTTGCGAAAAATTCCATAATGGGATTGATGATTGGGCCAAAGATGCGACCGAAAAGTTGTGCGAACTTCGGAAACTCTTTGAACAGATCACCGATGATTGACTTACCGCCTTGTAAGAAAACAAAGAAGTCTTCAAAAATTAAAAGAAGGCCGACGATTGCAACACCAATCAGAATAGGCATCGCGAGCGCTGCGGCTTGCGTAAGTAAAACCTGTAAACGAAGAGCGCCCAAAACTTTAATAATGCCGAAAAGGCTTGTCGCTAAGCTTCCAATACCGTGCAAGATGGCAAGCCCCGAAACTGCAGTGAGCACAACGAGTAATGCCTTGGTGGCGAATTCGACGCCGCCGATTGCGCGCACCAGCCCTTTAAACGCGTTAACGAGCGTGAGCGCAAAACCAAGTGCGACTTTGAGCCCCGACGAAAGGCCTTTAACAAATCCCAAGAGATTTGTTTTAATGAGGTCTTTGTTTAAAACAATCCACTCTGTAACAGTATTAACCACCTCTTGCGCAACAGGGATAAAATTAATCCCAACGACTTTCATAATCCCGCGGAACGCCATGTTGAGAAAATCAAGCGAGCGCGCAAATTTATCTGTTGTCTCGACTTGCTCCTCGGAAACAAAGCCAAGCTCCATAATCGCTTGCTGAGTCGGAGTGAGCCCGTCCCGCATGTCGTTAAGCATGGGGATAAGACGAGCGCCTGAACGCCCAAAGAGTTGCATTGCAAGCGCTGAACGCTCGGGGCCTTCCGGAAGCTTGTCGAAGTTTTTTGATATGCGCTCAATGGCGCTATCAGCCGTGAGGGTTCCGTTCTTTAACTCATTAGCGGAGAACCCAAGTTTTTTAAATGAATTTATTGTCTCTTCGGAACCGTCTTTAGCGGCAACGAGATTGCGATTAAGAAGCCCGAGCGATTGCCCGAGCTCTTCGTTTGAAATCCCGGCGCCACCTGCAAACGTCATCAACTCTTGCAGCCTATCAGTGGTGATACCTAACGATTCGCTGAGGTCTTTAATTTGACCAACAGAGTCAGCGGTCGATTTCACCAACCCATAAAGCGTTGCACTCGCCGCAGCAATGGTGCCAACGAGGCCTATAAAACCTGCCGTTATAGTTTTTACGCTGTCGTCGAGCTTGCCAAGCTCTTTGTCGTCAACGTCGAAACCTAATTTAGTGACAAGCTCTTTTACAATCATTTTTGTTTCGCCTTTTCCATTTGTCGAGCCTCGAGCTCGTCCCTAATATCCAACATTTCGTTTGCCTGTATTACGTCAATCATACTCCATTGCGTGTCGATTTCTGATAGCGTTGCGATACCCGCTAAAACAACCCGCCATACTGGCAAACAAACGTCCTCCGGGACGTCTATTTTTTGGCTGCTTTCACCGGAAGTTTTAGGACTCCTCCGGTGATCTCGCCTAAAAAATCCCCGTACTGAGCCTCCAAAGTTTTGACGACTACGCGAAAAAGGTGCCGGTAGTTGCCTTGAAAATGCGTGTCAAATTTTTCAGTACACGATTGATTTTTATGAAACGGATTTTCGAGAATACCGCGAAAC